GCTCGTAGCTGACCGGCTAGAACTAGCCCAGAGGCGTCCGGCAGTTCGACATCAAGAAGCACGACGTCTGGATTGAACTCAGAGGAAACGCTCAAGGCTGTGCGGGCATCACCGACAGTTTTAACGCTGATATCGCTCTCAGTTAGGAGGCATTCAGCAATGAGCTCCGCGGTGGAACTGTCATCATCCACTATCAAAACGCGCATCGGTGTGTCCTAGACAAGGTTGCACGTGCCGGATCGGCCATCGCGATCGGCGAGTTTTTCGTTGGAGAGAAGACGGCGACGGCCAAAGAGTTGCAGCTCTTCGACCGACAGCCGACCCACGGACTAGAGCCGTGAGCGACCCGAGGCCGTCTCACCTGTACAGGCGAGGGCTAAGGTAACAATTCCACGCTTACATGGCAAACCCAATCATCCCTTGGCTGGGCGGCAAACGTCGCCTGGCCGATCGAATTTTCCCGTTCTTCCCGGCACATGAATGCTACGTTGAGCCATTCGCGGGCGGTGCGGCGCTTTTCTTTCTGCGGCCGACGCCGGCGAAGGTGGAAGTGCTGAATGACGTCAACGGCGAGCTGGTGAATCTTTACCGCGTGGTGCAGCACCATCTGGAGGAATTTGTCCGCCAGTTCAAATGGGCGCTGACCAGCCGCGATGTGTTCAAGTGGCTCCAGATCACCAGGCCGGAGACCCTGACCGATATCCAGCGCGCGGCGCGCTTCTTCTACCTCCAGCAGAGCGCCTTCGGGGGGAAGGTGGACGGGCAGACCTTCGGCACCGCCACAACGGCGCCGCCGGGCCTGAATTTGCTGCGTCTCGAGGAGAACCTGTCAATGGCGCATCTGCGCCTGGCCGGGGCCTACATCGAAAACTTGCCCTGGCAAAAATGCCTGGAGATGTATGACCGGCCGCATACGCTGTTCTATATGGACCCGCCGTATTGGGCGACTGAAGGCTATGGTGTGCAGTTCGGGTTTGAACAGTACGAAGACATGGCGGCACGCATGCGCAAGCTGCAGGGCCACGCCATTGTCAGCCTGAACGATCACCCGGATATCCGGCGCACTTTCGATGGTTTCCACATCGAAGCGACTGACATTCGCTACACGGTGGGCGGTGGTCGCGGCGTGGAGCGGGGCGAAATCCTGATTTTTAGTTGGGATGTAGCCGCCGCGCCGGCTGGACTGTTTTAGATCAAGCCTCTAGCCCGCCCGGGTCCGTCGATTGCGCGATCCCTTCTTGCACATCGAGTAGGAACGCACTGGATTCGGGCACCTGGATCATCGATGGAACGGCCAGTTCGAGAAGGCAAGTAAGCATCTCGGTGAACCACCATTTGGTATCGATTCCAATCGGAGCGACATGGGTATAGGTGAGATATCTAATCGCGCGTGTAGTTATGTTGGGATCTCGACCGAATTCGATCACGTCGGCGGCCTGCGCAGAAGCAATACGCATGAATTCGCCCGCAAGCTCCGCCACCGCGATCTCAGGTGTTCCCTGTTCTGACCATAGGGCTCCTCTCGCCAAGTTCCGGCAGGCAATTTGCAATGCAGCAAGGTCAATGTCCTTCATTGGAGCCCTCCTTGCTGGGCTGGCGTAGCGCGGACGGTGGGCGGTTGCCCTAGCGGTCGCCTGACCGTACTTGTATTCCGGCCGGCTGATTCCGGCAAGTTATTGTTCCGGGCGCCACCGTTCGGCGCGCGGTGGGTGGTACATATGGCATCCGCCAAAACACAACGTCCACGGCCACCATCGCACCCAGATGGGCGTAGTGGCTTTTATCCCGCGCCAGAACTGTCGGTGGGGGCTTAGCAAACGATCTTGCAAGAGGTGGCACCCTCTACAACCCCGACCACGCCCACCTGATCGACGCAGATCTGGCTTTCCTGTGGGCACCGAGCGCCTTTGAGAAGGCTGGCCGTGCTGCTGGGCCAGGCCGAACAGGTCATGTTCCGCGCGGGCGGCTGGCAGAAGGGGCTAGGCGCGCCGTTCTATCTTGTGTGAAGATCCGTGCACGCGATACCGCAAGATGACCGAGTAAGTGGCACTCGGCATTTCAGCTTGCCTGGCTGCTGCCGTTAATCAAAAGGAGTTCATCGCTTGGAGCTGGGAGTGTTGAAAAATAGCGAAAAAATGACCCAGGCCGATTGGGCCATCTTCGGGCTGGCGCTCATCTTGTTGCTACCGCCCGTGTTAGTAATCAGTGTTTTGAACCACGGTAGCGCGGCGGCATTCGTTACTTCTGATGCAGGGCGGGAGCACTTTTTATCCTATGCATCGTTTTGGCTTGCAGCCATGGCTGGATTGACTGCAGGCCGCGGCGTAATCAGGCATCAACGCGGCACGCCCAAAGCAGAATTGGCTATAGCGTCCATTCAGGATTACATCGAAAGTGCCTTGTTGCTGGTCACTTCCGCTTGCACGCTGGCGCTCACTGCGCTGGACGAGCAGCAGTTGCATCATCGCGCCTTCTTATGGATATTGACAGTGTACCCAGTGATTTACGCCGGGTACCTGTTTGCGTTGAAACGATGGGAGAGGGTGCTGCGGAAGCGCAATAGGGCTGTTTCACTGGCTTCCGTCGGATTGCGGCATAGCCGGCGCTCATTTTTAGTGGCTGCTACAGCCGTGGCTTTGGGGCTTTGGACCATGGACTGGTTCTTCTTGCCCGTCTTGACAGGGTGACTCAAGTTATGCAGAATTTACCCAGACTCGTAGCAAGTACGATCTGAACAAAAGCCCCGGCCAAGAAACCGGGGCTTTTTGCGTTTAAACAGACGGCAATTCGGTGTCGCGCGTGGCGAGGATCTGAATCACTGCGCCTGGTTGACCCACGACTTCACCAATAAGTCGCAACTGCGTTGACTCTGCAGTACCTGTAATGACCAGATCGCACTCTTCAATCCCAAATATGTTGGGCAAGTATTCCGAGTGACGCTTGACGCGGACCTTCGCAAGCAGCTTTTCACCTTTGACGGCGTAGCTCCCAATAAATGAAAAGCTGCTGTCACCGCCAAACAACCGGCCCGCCTCAAGCACCATGACACCGGCGCCTTCCTGGACGCCATATCGGCCAAACTTCAAGGTCCAGAGAGCTTCAATCATGTGGCGTACTCCCTGTCATTACTCGGCTGCGCGGCAATCGGCAGCAGGTCGATCGCATTTGTCCGTTTCCTCGGCCAGCCCAGTCAATTCTGCAATCCCTTTCTGCACATCCCGCAGGAAGGCGCTGGATTCGGACGTCTGAATCATCGATGGGACGGCGAGTTCGAGCAGGCATATCAGCATCTCGTTGAACCAACGTTTGGCATCGTTGCCAGATAGTCCAACGTGGGTGTAAGCGAGGTAGTTGATCGCCCGCGTCGCTATGTTGGGATCTCGACCTAATTCGATGATGCCAGCCGCTTGAATAGAAGCGAGTCGCATGAACTCGCCAGCGAGCTCTGCCACGACCACTTCGGGAGTGCCGTCTTCTGACCACAAGACCTCTCTTGCCAAGTTGTGGCATGCGATCTTCAAAGCAGCTACGTCGATTTCATGCACAGGTCGGCTCTCCTTTGTTGGGCGCGTGTGGTCGGGCCAGAGGTCAAACGTCCGGTGTAGATTGCGAGATCGTACTTTTATTACTGTCCGCCCTCGCTGGCAAGTCATCCTGTTGACGTCCAGTAGTTTCAACAATCATCACTTAGTTCACCACAATCAGTCGTCGGCGGCGTATATGGGTGTAGTCAAAAGTCCGCGGTCGCAGCCCGCTCTTGGGGGAGAGGACCGTTGCAGCTTTCGGCCCGCGCCCGAGCTGCTCCAATGGGTTCAAGGCAACATCCTCGCCCCAGGCGGGCCGCTCCACAACCCCGATCACGCCCACTTGATCGACGCAGATCTGGCGCTTCTGTGGGCGCCGAGCGCCTTTGAAAAGGCAGGCCGTACGGTGCTTGGCCAAGCCGAACAGGTCATGTTCCGCGCAGGGGGCTGGCAGAAGGCGCGCCAAGAACAGCAGATGATGGAGTGGTTCGGCCGGGTGCCGGGCTTCCTCATCACCCTTGCAGCGGACTACTGCGCCGGGTGCACTGATGCGGAGTTTTGCGCGCTGGTCGAGCATGAGCTCTACCACGTTGGGCAGAGCAAGGACCCCTACGGCGCGCCTGCATTTGACAAGCTGGGACGGCCGAAGCTGCGCATCGTGGCGCACGACGTGGAAGAGTTTGTGGGAGTCGTGGCGCGCTACGGGGAGTCGGCTGATGTGCAGCGCCTAGTCGCTGCAGCCGCTCAGACGCCGGCCGTTCCGCGGCTGAACATCGCCCGAGCTTGCGGCTGCTGCCTTCGGGCAGCATAGCGGCCTGGCAGGATCTGGGTCATGGCAACGCTTACTGACGCACACAAGCACTTCATCGTCCAGGCTCTGGCCTGTTGGGACTCGCCGACTCAGGTCGCGGAGGCCGTGCGCGAAGAATTTGGGGTAGATGTGCCCCGTGGTCAGGTGGCGCAGTACGATCCAACCAAAGTGGCTGGCAGGAGTTTGGCCAAGAAATGGCGCGAACTATTCTTTTCGACCCGAGAGAACTTGAAAAAGAGCGCGGGGGAGATACCCATCGCGCATCGTGCCTACCGCCTCCGGACGCTGCAGCGCATCGCCACGAAAGCCGAAGGCATGCGCAACATGGCCATGGTCCTACAGGTCCTTGAACAGGCTGCGAAGGAAGTCGGCGACGCTTATGTGAATCGACGCATGGAACCGGTGAAGCCGGCGACTGCCAGTACCCAGATCCCGGAGCAAGCTGAATATGTCCTTGCTCCCGACGAGCCCGCGCCAGGCAACCCCGTCCTTTGATGCGCCTGCGGCGCTGACGCCCAAGCAGGCGAACATCTATGTGTGGGGCTGGCAGCCGAATGCGCGCTTCAGGGATGCTGTGTGCGGTCGTCGATTCGGCAAGACCTTCCTCGGTAAAGCGGAGATGCGCCGGGCAGCACGCCTGGCGGTGAAGTGGGGCGTAAGTGTCGAGGACGAGATCTGGTACGCCGCCCCGACGCAGAAGCAGGCCCGCCGCGTGTTTTGGCGTCGGTTGAAGCAAGCCATCCCGGCCGGCTGGCGGGCCTGCAAGCCCAATGAAACAGACATGCTGATCACCCTGACCACTGGGCATCTGATTCGCTGTGTGGGCCTGGAGAACTATGACGATCTGCGCGGCTCTGGCCTGTTCTTTGTCTTGGTCGATGAGTGGGCCGACTGCAAGTACGCGGCGTGGGAAGAAGTTCTCCGGCCGATGCTGTCCACCTGCCGCTATGTAGTCGACGGCGCCCATCGCGTCGGCGGGCACGCTCTGCGCATTGGCACGCCCAAGGGCTTTAACCATTGCTATGACACCTACCGGGACGGACAGGACGGGCGCCAGCCAGACCATAAAAGCTGGCTGTACACATCTTTGGAAGGCGGCAATGTGCCGTCTGACGAAATTGAATCCGCGCGGCGCAAGATGGACCCGCGCACGTTCCGTCAGGAGTACGAGGCCAGCTTCGAAAACTATGCCGGCGTCGTGTACTACTGCTTCGATCGGCGGGCGAACCATACGGACGCTGTGATTCGCCCAGGCGAGGTGCTGCACGTCGGCATGGACTTCAACGTCGGCAAGATGGCGGCAGTCACCTTCGTAGTGCGCGGCGGGTTGCCTGT